ACCATCGTCGGCGTGCTCAGGGAACACGGGTACACCTCGACCCGGCCGCTGGGCTGGGACCTGCAACGCGCCATCCTCGGCATCCTCGCCGACATCATCGACCCGGAGGACCCCGATGCCCACCAGCCCTGACTTCGACCACATCCAGGAGACCCTGTGATCTGTCAGCCCTGCCGTACAGCCGCGGACAGCCACCTGCCGCACGACGGGTGCGACAACGAAGGCCGGGACTACCGCGGCTGCGCCTGCGCCCACCGAACCGACCTACCCCCCGGGCCGGCACCCCATGACCCCCAACACTGACAACACCCAACCCCGGCGATGCGACTACCCCAACCCGCACCCGCCACACCATCCCACCGACGGCTCACCCTGCCCTGGGCACCAACCCCACCGCGGACACCGCCACCTTGCCACCGCGTTACGCCGCCACTCCACCCGCGCCACCCGACGCCGACGACACCAGTAGGAGATCCCGCCAATGACCACCACCGATCCCGTACCGAACCTGCGTAGATGCTGCGAAGCCCGCGGGCTGCTCTACCCCGATGGCCGTCGCCGGTGTTGGCGGCACGCCACCGACGACGACCGCACACTCCTGTTCGACCTGGATAAGCGGGCTGCCGCGCGCGGAATCAAGATCGACAGGGGTTCCCTGTTCATGTCGCCGAACAACCGTCGGTGGCCATACGGGCCGAACGTTGACGTGTCCGCGCGGATTCGCATGCTCGACTGGGCTGAGTCGAACGACCTGCGGCTGTCGGCCGGCCGCTGCATGCACTGGCTCCGCAAGGGCCGGTGCGCGGACCGCACCTGCTACGGCCGCGTGGGCGGGTGGATGGACCACGTCACCGGGTGGGCGTGTTACGGCCGTCGACAGCCACGCGTCCTCGTGTCCCAGCCCTACAACGTGAGCGCTCAAAGCGCGGCTGAACTCGCCGCGTTGACCACCGAACCTGGGCTGACCGTCGAGATCCATCCGAACTCTTGGTACGGCCATGGCACCACGTTCGTCGGGGTGTGGTGGACCGACACCGAAGCGATGGAACTCCACGAGCGATGAAATGTCAGCGGGCCCGCTCCGACGGCAATCCCTGCGGGAACTACGCGGTGCGCGGGACGAACCTGTGCCGTAAGCATGGCGGGATGTCGAAGCAGGTCAGGAGGAAAGCGATCGTGCGCGCTGAGCTGTCGGCGTGGGGTTTGACCGATGAGCATGTCGACCCGGGGGAGACCCTTTTGCGGTTGGTTGCGCAGTCGGCTCGCCGGGCTGCTCTGTATTCGGACCTGTTGCGGAGGGCGTACGAGGATGATCCGTCGTTCCCGGATGCGTTCGCGGGGGCGAATGTGGCGGCGTTGATCGGGCACAAGTACGCGTTGACGAAGGAGGGTGATCGGGTCGCGGTCGAGGAGGCTGTCCGCGGGTTGGTGGAGCTGGAGGCCGCGGAGCGGGACCGATGTGCCAGGTTCTGCAAGCTGGCGATTGATGCGGGACTGGAGGAGCGTCGGGTCAGGTTGGCTGAGGAGCAGGGTGCGGTGATTGTGTCGGTGATTGAGGCGGTGTTGGCGGGGTTGGGGTTGTCGGTGGAGCAGAGGTCGCGGGTGCCGGTGGTGGTTCCGGCGGCGTTGCGGGCGTTGGACGGTGTTGTGGCGTGACCTGGGGTTCGCGTGTTACCTGGGATCGGGCGTCTGTCGGTGTGGGTGGGGTGCGGGTGGTCGAGTGTTGGGTGATGCGCGTCGACCTCGAGAAGGTCGCTCTCGTCCTTCCGCGTGATGATGGGACGTGGGTGGTCCGGGAGGAAGCGAAGGGTGAGGTGGTGGCTATGCGGCCCAGTCGTGAGGGGGCCAGGCAGGCCGCGGTCGACTGGTATGAGGGTGTGTGTGGGGTCGACAGGGTGTTGCGGCAGGCGCGCCGTGGGCGGCTCGGGTAGCGGCCCATCCACACTGCGTCGCGCCGGCTGAGACGGCGTGTGCTTCGACGACAAGACACAGGAGTTGGCCATGATTCAGCCCATTCGGCGCTGGCAAGCTTGCTACAAACCGGCTCAAGCTCAAGGCCGCACCATCGATCGCATACTCGAGGTCGAGGCATGGAACGAAGACGGTGATGCGCTTGTCGTCGACGAGGACAGCGGGCGCCTTGTTCCTGCACGGGCCCTGGATGGGTTCTACGGGCTGGTCGAGGATCGAGACCCGAATGTCGCAGCGGTGCCTGGACAGGGGTGGAGTGTCCAGTACGCCAATGACGATGGCTCCGTGATCAGCATGCCGGTCATCGCGTTCGCGTTCGAGGGCGGCGATTGGTCCGTCATCATGGCTGGTGACCTGGGCGAGATCGGTACTCAGCGTGACGTTGGTTTCTCCGACGTCACCCTCACTCCGCCGGCAGGCTGGCCGGTGGTGAACAACTCACAGACGAGTGTTACCGCAGAGTAGGTCCCGAGATCGTTCCAATCACACGACCTACTTTCGACCCGTGGAGGACCCTGTGACCGGACCGAGCGAGGGCAACTTCCTGCCGCTCGCAGGGGAGCCGAACCCGTTTGTGGAATGCCCCGGCGGTCATCCGTGGCAGTCAGAACTGCCACTCGACCGGTTCAACTCAGAACGTGAACTAGCCGACCGGGTCCTTGCCCGTCTCGACCCCTGGTTCGTCGTCGACCGGGAAGTGCATGGAGTGCACTGCTCAGGCCGTCGGATGCGCCTGGACGCCATGCTGCGACCACGGAACCCAGGAGAGTGGCGTAACCCTGACGTGGCCTTCGGCGTCGAGTTCAAGATCCCCGACCGCGAAGACAACTACAACGTCACGGCATGGTTCGCCCAATCTGTGGACTACACGCACGTCGACTGGGCCGGGTACGGACGTCGCATCATCCTGACCTGCCCATCTGTTGTTCCCTGCCCTGGACAGCCCGGCTCCGGGTTCCACGAGGAACACCTGCGCGGCATCTACCCCAACCTGGCCGGGCAGTTCGGCGTCGGGGAGTTGGTGCTTCTGTGGGGGTACGGGCTGACCATCCGCGTGAGCACGCGCCGAGTCTGGTCGGAACGCGGCGGTGTACGTGTGGGCCGCCACTCGTGGCTGAATGTCCGCTCCGGTAACCGGTAGGGGCCCGTGCGGTCCCCTCTCCGGGCGCCGTGACCTGTAGTCTCGCCGTGTTCGGCATGGGCGCCCAATGATGTCTTCGAAAGACGTCGGGAGATGCATCCGCGCAGGCCGGCGCCCGGTGTCCGGGCCACACCCGGACTCGGCTCTGGTGCACGGGGCCGACCCATACCGGGACCTTCCAGGGCAGTGACCGGAATCCCGTGGGGCGGGCCCTCGCGAACGGGTGATACCTTCGCTTCCGCGGTGGTGCTTTCCTGGCCAGGTCCTCGCCACCGCGTTGCCGGCCACCACGAGGACCTGGAGAACAACGCCGGGTCCTCGTGGTGCCCTTACGCCAGGGCCCTGTAGCTCAACGGGTAGAGCACCTGCGCGGCAAACGCAGATGGGGTTGCGGGTTCGAGTCCCGCCGGGGCCACCAGAGTTCCCCGATCTGCGTTGCCAGCAGTCACGAGGGTATGTCAG